CTTTTCGGTACACGCTTTGTCAACGAAATCAACAATCGTTTCAATTTTCGTTTCACTCTTCGATCCGTAGACCATATGTACCAGCGGACCAAGATTGACGTATACAGAGTCCGTATCCGATGCGATAACATAATCAATATCCTTAGTTTTCAATAGTTTGTTTAGATAACCATTTAACTTCTTTTCGATCCAGCGAATGGCAAGTTGACCAGACAAAGTAATTGCTTCTGCTTGTCTAGTATCAAAGAATCTAAAGTATTGATTACCAAGGGCACCATAAGCGGAGTTCAATTGTACTTTCTTTGCCAACTGCAAGTTCTTGTACTTTGAAATCTGATTTGTCAGTTCACGTTTACGTTCTTTGTTTGTTTCTTTTTCATATGCCTTCTGCGCTTCAATCATTTTCTTTTTATACAATGATCGATCATCATACATGCGTTGCATCATAGCAGGTAAGAAGCCTTGCTTGTCCCGCTTGAAGTAATGTCCATTGGCTGCCATGCAATATTCACCTTGTGACTGATACTCACCATCTAGCAAATTATCAATAGAGATACTTGTGTGGCGACCTTCAACAATTGTTTCTGGTGAAATATTGTATTGCATAATCAAGTGTGGATACAATGAGTTCAAGTCAAATGAGACAACCCATTCATGCATACCAACAATTGGATCTTTCACATAAGCACCAGCAAATTGTGAATCTTTTGATGTGTGAGCATTTTGTGGCACAACAATATTCTGTTCAATCAAATCATTATGAATCAGAGTATCCCACATACGCACCTGCGTGAACACATCGTTGTAATTAACTTTAGCATCGTATGCCAGCGCCAGCGCCATGTCAATCAATTGCATCTTTGCATCAATACGATCCACAAGTTCAACGTCATGGATGTTGTATTCAATAAACTTTTGAAAGTTTGTTTTGTACAATTGATGTAGACTTTCAACTTCTGAGTAGTCTAGTTTCTTTTCACCAAGTTCAAGATACGCAATGTGATTAAGACTAAAACTTTCTTGTTGTGAGTAAGTAAACTTCTTATATAACTCAAGATAGTCGAGTGTGGCAATACCAGACAATTCATAAATCGTTTCTTTTTTGAAACTTAGAACAGTCGTTCCTCCAGGATTTTTGCCTAACATTCTTTCGCTAATCATTTTCCAAGGAGACAGGCGTCTTACTGTCTCTTCACCAAGAAGTCGTTTGATTCGATTGTGCAGATATGGAATATCAAAAAACTTAATATTCCAACCAGTCACAATGTCTGGAGATGTTTGTTCCCACATTTCGAGAAAACGCATGATGAGATTATTTTCATCACGACACTTCGTATATGTTACGTCATCACGATTATTATCGTAGTCGCCACAGCCAAACACATAGAAGTGTCCAGCTATCTTGAATGTGATCGCAGTAATCGGTTCACTTGCAGACTCAGGTTCAGGAAAGCCATTTTCAGAACCAACCTCAATGTCAATATTTGCAATCTTAATTTGTGATGGATCGTAATCTACTTTGCCCGGATATGCTTCGTTGATGTACACATAAGGAAAGTTTGTTGAGCCATAAACTTTGAAGTTGTCAACATCTTCATAACGTTTCATAAACTCGGTAGCATCACGCATTGTGCCCTGCGATACTGCCGCAAGCGATTGACCATCTAGTGTTCGATACTCAGCATCTTTAGTTCCAGCAGGCAAATACAATGTTGGATTGTATTCAACCTTTTCGTTAAATCTTCTGCCGTCTTTGTAGCCACGAACAAGAATTTGATTACCAAGTTTAGAGAAGTGTGTGTAAAATTTCATTAAATAATAATAGATTGTTTTTTAGGCATAACTATACCTGAACCGTATATCTCATTATACTTGTTTTCAATCTCTGGTGCAACCGAAACATCATATATTATATTGGAACGAAGGATGTCTACCTTTTTTTGTTCAGAAAAGATAAGCATAGGTTGCATTTGAAGACTTGCTTTACCACTTGAGTTCATTCCGATTCCAAGCACACATGGATTTTCGATTGAAATTAAATCACCACTACGTTCTGTAATGTTGCCAACAATTTCTTCACCAGTGCTTAATTTTAAAATTCTAAGTTCATTTTGCATAATATATCTCCATAATTAAAAATGGGGGCATTGCGCCCCCATGCTGTTATTTAAAACGCTCTGCTTTGTGTTTCTTTGCATCTTGAATTCCTTCAAGTAATGCTAAGAAGAATTGTTTCACTAATTTCATAACATATCATCCTCAGTCAAAAATTGCTTAGTAGATTTTTTAGTTTTAGATTCAGCATCTTTAACTTCAATCTTCTTAGGCTTCTTATGTTCTGGAATGATTCGCTCCAAAGCAATTTTCAACATGCCATTAATCAAAGCGGCATCTTGAATTTCAATTTGGTCATCAAGCGCAAATGTGCGAGTGAACGCACGATTAGCAATGCCTCTAAACAAGAAATTATCCGCATCATCTTTTGTACTACCAGCAACAATTAATTTGTTGTCTTCAAAAGTGATATCGATTTCTTGTTTACCAAAACCAGCAACAGCAATTTCAATGACGTAAGTATTGTCACCAGTCTTGCGAATGTTGTAAGGTGGATAGTTAGGAATGTTTTTAGTAACGTCATCATGTATCTTTGCTAGACGATTGAATTGCTCATCGAAACCAACAAAGAATTTATCAAAGTCTTTAAAACCTGGTCCGCCAAAGATAGCGGGAATTGGTGTGTGTCCCATTTTGTATCTCCTCTTACTTATTTTTTGAAAACGCTTTTTTAGCGTCAAAAGTGTATGCAGACATGCCAAGAGTTGTAAAAAACTTATTGACTTCTACTGCAACAGCTTTTGCGTAAAGTGTTTGCGCTTCAATGAAAGTATTGAGGGGTTTTGCAAGTTCTTCATTCTTGACGAATGTTTTGACGAATTGCGTTTTTGTGCTTTGAAAAGCATCGATAGCACTATTAATGTTATGTAACATAGTTTCTCCTATTAAGCGAGTTTAAAAAATTCGATACCCCGAAGGCGTATCATTAATCCTGCTTACTGAATACAGGGGTACCATAACGTTGTACCAGCGTTAGACGCTCCTAAGGTAGAAGAGCCATTATTAACGTTCCCATCCCTGAGATACGTTTATTTATAACAGATTAAGCCTGTCCAACCATTCTGCGTGAAACAAAATATGTTGTATTACCTTCGGTGTTCATTGCTGTACGAACTTTGTATCCGCACTGGCGCAAGTCGCTCATACGGGCACGAAGGTTTTTAACACCAAACAAAGACCGTGCTTGTGGTGCAGAGATTCCACGACCAGTACCACGCAAGTACGTTACCAAGAGTTCTGTCTGTGTTTTGCTAGAATTTACAAATGCCATTTTATATACCTCATCAATTAATGATAAAAAATTTACTAAGAATTATTTCTTAGCGTCTGTTTTAGCTTCCGCTTTTTTAGCTTCTGCTTTTTTAGCCTCTGCTCTTTCGGCTTTCTCTTTTGGAGTAATCACTTTGGGACGTGGTTTCTCTTTAGAGTCTGCTGTAGGGGCAGGTGCTGGTGCTGTTGTTGCAGTTTTATCAGCAGGTTTCTTTTCTGCTGGTTTGTCTGCCGCAACGGCAACTAGGGAGAGAGTAGTCAATGCTACTGCTGTCAATACTTTAATAGATTTCATATAGTTTCCTAAATTTGTCTTGAGATAACATTATCTCATAATATATAACGTTTGTCAAGTGCTTGACGTTGACCGGTAATCATCTTCTCTCTTTTTAGTTCCAATATTATATTTGGCAGTTAAGAGCCATTCATTTTTTTCTTTATAAGATATGATTTTGATTTGAGACAATGGTGCTACAGGTTCTTCAACATTTGTTGCTTTAGGGACAATTTCAATTAATCCCCATTCGGCCAATAGCTTTGCAATTGTGTTTCTTCTCGCTAAATCGTTCTCTTCAAAGTCAGTTGGTTTGCCATCTAATGCAAATAACTCTTTAAAATGTACAATATAATATTTACCTTTTTTATGTAGAATATGACATGATTGGTATAGGGTTTTATCTTTACGTGATGCCACGCCAATACGGGTTAATGTCTCTTTCACTTTCAAAAAATCGTCTTCTTGTTTTAATCTTACTTCAAGTAAGTCTTCAATGTTCACCGCCATTCTTTTTCTCCTTAGACTTCAAGCCACCTTTTTCTAATTTTTCTCGCATGATTTTAAGCTGGTCAGAGGTTATGAGATTTTGCACTTGTCTAGCTTTAGCATAACTATAGCCAAAAAATTCTGAAATCACATTAATGTCCTCAACTATTTCATTCTTAAACCACTTACTGAAGCGTTTTCGTGGTCTAATGGTATTTAGCAAATACAAAAATTGAGGTTTATTTTCGAGTAAATGGCGACCATTCATCTCGTTTGCATAGAGTACGGTGTCTGAGAAGTAAGAAAGTCCTTTATTAACGATGTACGCATTGTACGATTTTTCTGCTAATTCA